TAAAAAAAACGTTTCACCTCGTAAAAAACGAAATGAAACGCTAAAGTGGGCGATACAGGACTCGAACCTGTGACATCCGCCTTGTAAGGATTTTTTGGAAATTTTACGAAATGCACGAAATATCGTATTTTACGGGGTTTAATGCAGTTTTGATGTTCTCAAAAATGTTCCAAAAAGTACCAAAAACTGCGTTTTTGTGGTCGTCGACCACAAAGGAAAAAAAGTTAAAAAAAGTCGAATTTTTTTTATTTTTCCCGTTTATGCAGTCAGTCCAGCCGATGAACGCCGCACCAAAAAGAAACGGCAACCAAGCAAAAAGCAAGCCAAAGCAGGGTATAAAAAATCCCTAGTATCTTATCCAGGAATCCCTTTTTTTTCATCCCGCGATAAAAAGGCCAAAGTAAAGGCCACGCAAGAAGTTTGAAAAGTGAAAAGTGTCCTTTTTTGGACGTTTTAGAAGTCTTTTTTTTCGGTCCTCCCCTTTTCTCAAATTTAAGGTTCGGCGCGTCAAAATTTTCCTTCATCTCGCGCACACGTTCAATTTCTTCCAGAGCGCGACCTTCCAGAACTCCAGATTCCCGTAAAAATTTGGCAAGATTTTTTAGGCTAATCCGTTTCGCAGAAAATATTTCTTCAGAATCGTATTTTGTCACCAATTCAATAGAATCGCAATGATTGAAACAATTTGCACATTCAGGATAGGGAAGAAAGGACGAACGATTTAAAATTACATCTTTTAAAGGATAGAACGATTTCACCTTTTTTCGGCAAATGCACGCATCGCAAGGTTCAATACAAAAACCGAAGGGCAAAAAGTCAAGCAGATCGACATCTCCTTCGTCTTCATAATCGGTGATCGATTCAGCTGCTCGCTCAAGCGCTTCGTCGATTACTTCATCAATTTCTTCACGAATATTTTCAAAGTTTTCATCGTTCATAATAATTCCCTTATATGACAACCAAAGTTTTTCTACATTTTAAAAGTTAAGCATCATTTAGACAAGAGGGGGAGTGTCCAAATTTGGACAGGCGGGGAAAATTTTTTTGAAAATTTTTTAAAATTTTTGTCAAAAGGCTATTGACAAACGGCTTCCCGTCCGTATAATAGAAAAAGCATGAGTGAAAAAGGAGTAAATTTTACTCCTAACAAAGAAAGGAGGAAAACTCATGAAATTGAAAAGATTTCAGCTTAACGCACCGGAAGAGATTTTGTCGATGCTCGACAAGCTCGCAGGGGCGCGTTATTGTGACCGGAGCGAATATTTACGAAGTTTGATTTTGGACATTGAAAAAGCAGGCGGGAAATTTCCTACAGAAATCAAGGCCGAATGCGCGGAACAGATCGAAAATTTTCGCCGGCGGCTGGAGGAAGTTGAAAAGAAAATCGGCTTAAAATGAAAAAGAGTCGGAGCGTGCGGCAGACCTAGGAAATCAATCGCACACTCCCAAGCCCCGAAGGACACTTCTTATTATAGCCATCTACGGCTTTTTGTCAAGAGGTCTCCCGACGGCATTCCTCCAGCCGGTCAAATCTGCCCCGTAAGCCGCGGGGCGTTCCATCTACACAAAACGGGAGAGTCAGCCAAATGCTTACACTTAACGAAGCCGCCGACCATTTTAAAGTTTCGACGCGCCGGATCGTCACATGGGTCCAGGCGGGCGAACTGAAGGCCGTCAACGTCTCTAGGAATCCAAACAGCCGAAAGCCAAATCTGCGTTTTCGCGAGATCGATATTCAGGATTTCGAAGAAAGCAGGCTCACAGGGAAACGCCCGGAACGGAAAGTCCGAAAGACGAACGGACTCACGAAAGACTGGAAGGCCCGCGCGGAACGGCTCGGTCTTAATCTTAAATAGCGCAGCACGAAATTTTTCATCGTTTCCGGGACCGATCACCAGTTCAGGCAGAGCCGGGCCAGGATGTTCGACTTTTCTCCACAGTCAGGCGGTTGCGGGAAAAGTCTAGTCGGCCGCGGGTGGGTCCCCTCGAACAGGAACACTTTTTTTCAAGAGAAAAGGAAACGGAGTGTCCAAAAATGGACACGGAGGCAAACATGGCAGAATCATTTAAATGGAAACTCTCGGACATTTCCACACATCCAGACCTTCAGATCCGGGTCAAGACCGATCCGGAGACGGTCAACAGATACGCCCAGCTTTACACGGACGGGCAGTACTTACCCCCGGTACACATCGTCGAAGCGACGGACGGGAACCTCTATCTCATCGACGGGCACCATCGATACGCCGCCGCACAAAAGGCGGGTCTTGAAGAAATTTCCGCCGTACTTGACGACGAAAACGTCACGTTCGAAGGAATGCTTTTTGCGGCAATTCGGGCGAACGCAAAAAATGGACTCGCCCTCACGTCCAAAGACCGCCAAAGAGCGGCAGAGCTTCTTATCCTCAACAGCCACAAATATTCACTGCGCCAGATCGCGCAGGAAGTCGGGATTTCCAAAAGTTCCGTTGAAAATTACATCAAAAAACTCATCGAAAAAAAATCGATCGTCAAATGCGAATTTTGCGCAGAATACACACCGTACCAGGATCACGAAGCGCGGGAATGGCACCCCTTCCGCGGGAAATATGTTTGTCCAACCTGCTATCCGAACCGATTTCTGCTCGACCTGCAAAGGTCAGTAGCTTTTCACGCGCGAAACCTCCATAAATGCGCGAAATGCGGAAACGCGCCCGACGTCGCAATCCTCGAAAATCACGAAGTTTATGTAGAGTGTCCGCAATGCGGAACAAAAACAGATCCGCGAAAAACGGCGTACGGCGCGGTTGAAGTCTGGAATTCGACCAATCCCCAGGAGCAGGAAGAAACACCGATCGTCATCTACCCGGAAGGGCACGAACCGCAGGAAGACGCAGCAGAGCTGGAAGTCGCAGCAGAGCTGGAAGTCAAAGCAGAGCCGGAAGTCAAAGCAGAGCCGGAAGTCGCAGCAGAGCCGGAAGTCAAAGCAGAGCCGGAAGTCAAAGCAGAGCCGGAAGTCAAAGCAGAGCCGGAAGTCAAAGCAGAACCGGAAGTCAAAGCAGAGCCGGAAGTCAAAGCAGAACCGGAAGTTTTAATCTGCCCTTTTTGCGGATCAGAAGCGGAATTTTTTGAGAAAACCTATGGCGTAGAGAGTGAATGGAGCGTTACGTGTACAAACGCGGAATGTTCCTGCTTTCCAGAAACCGACAGCTACGATACGATGGAAGAAGCCGCGGAAATATGGAACACCAGACACATTTCCAGCCGCCATACAACGGAGATCATCCAAAAGGCACTCGCGGCAGGAGTCAGCCTTTTCGACGGCAATATCCGCCTTCAGCTCAAGACGGAGAGCGGAGAGACTTTCCTCGAAGTCGAAGAAATGAAAGCGACCGGGATCTCATCGATCCACACTTACCCGTCCCCAATCCATCAATAACTTAATCCCAAACCCAAAGGAAACGAAAAAATGACACAAAAAATCGATTCCCACGCCGTCACGTTCACGATCCGGCACGAATGCGAACAGCTCGCCGAAACTCTCCTCGCAAAGCACAGGAACTACGGCGGAAGTGCTTTTCAGTCTCCATACCTTCAGCCGCTTCTCGATCCGGAAACTGCGATGAAAGTCAGACTTTCCGACAAGATCGCACGGCTCCAGAACCTCGAATCCGGGGATCAGGACATCGTCGGAGAAAGCCGTCTCGATACGCTTCTCGACATCGCGGGCTACGCGATCCTCATCCGTACGTATAATCTTCTCAAAGACACACCGAAACCGGAAGACGAACCGGTACCGGAAGACACACCGGAAAAAGTTGAGATCCCGGTCGGAGTCACCGTCATTCAGGAAGACCCCGCCGACGAAAGGATCCTTCCCAGTACGGAGACTTCCGAAGAAAGCACACCGGCGAAAAATGAAAGCCCGCTCATCAAAGAAAAGACCCGGCGTTTTCGGATCGGAAAATAACTGATGCAAGAGGGGGGAACGAAATGAAACCGTACATTACCGTCCAGGAGATCCGCGCCGCAGTTCGCGATCCGCTTGAAATTTTGGAGCACGTCGCACAGATCCCGTACGACTCACTCGACGGGCTTCATCACTCGTGTCCGAAATGCGGGGGGAAAGACCGTTTCCGTCTTCTCGGAGCGGATACCGGAACGGTTTTGTGCAATCAATGCTTTCGGGAAAAATGCGGAGATTTTATAACTGCGGTAATGCACTTTCGGGAAGTGCCTTTTCGGGAAGCGATTACGCTCATCGCGGAATATCTTAACCTTCTCCCGCCGAAAACCGGCGGTAAATCGCCCCCCTCGCAGGAACGGCCGGCAGATCCGGGGAACTCCCGTCTTTCGGGAAAGTCCTCCACCTCCCCGGATCCCGGCCGGATCCAGACAGCGAAAGAGGCCCAGCAAACCGCGATCGTCAAAAATAAATTTCAGTTCAATCGGACTTTTACGCCTTTTTTTGATCCCGACGGAAAGCAGGGTATGCGTTTATCGTGCTTCGCGAAGGGAAGAAAGCCGTGGGGTTTCGACTTCCTTTTTAACGGGGTCACGTATCAGCCGATCGAACCGCCGACGAAGGGGAACGTCAAAAAGCACACACTTTACGAATACGTAGACGGGAACGGCGAACCGCATCATCTGGTATACCGAATGGACCTCAAAAATGGCCGAAAAATCCCTATGCTTTTCCACTGGAACGGACAGGCATACGAAAGCGGAAAAGGAGAGCTGGAGCCGGTACCATACAATGCACCCGACGTAAAGGAAGCCGAAAAAGTATACATCGTAGAGGGCGAAAAATGCGCGGCAGCTCTTCAATGGGACCTCGCACGGAACGCAGAACCGGGAGAGTTTCTTCCAGCGGTCACGTGCTTTCTCGACGGCGCGAAGGCCTTCAAAGATGAATATATTTCCTGGTTTCGCGGAAAGGAAATTTTGATTTTTCCGGACAATGACGATCCAGGGCTCCAGTTCGCACGCGAACTTTCGGAGAAACTTTTTCCGGTCGCAAAGTCGGTAAAAGTCTTCAAATGGCCGGAAGGTACGCCGGAAAAATGGGACATTGCCGACGAGATCCTCAAGAAAATCGGCAAAAAAGGCCCAAATCCTTCCCAAAATAGGAACGTGTAACGGACTTGTAACGGTTTGTAACGGACTTGTAACGGTATAGGCAAGCCTAAAATGAAAATCACAGCAAGAAAAGAGCGGGCACCGTAGAAACGAACGAAACCCCGCAAAATACGACACTTTAGAAAATTTCCCGTTTATTCAAAACGGGTTTTCGGGGGAAATATCGCCAAATTTTCGCCGATTTCCAAAAGTGTAACGGACTGTAACGGTTTTTTTCCACTTTTTTTAATATTAATTATTCAGAGTATATATTAATATTAAATATTATATACAATATTAGCAAATAGCGTGTCACTCAAAACACGCGAAGTTCAGGTAAAAGCGATGAAAAAGTATGATGAACTCGGACAATGGCACACGATGGAGGGAGACACTCCAGAACAGGCCGTCCAAAAACTCGCGGAAAATGGCGTAATTTCGCCGAAACCGACAAAACGAAGAAAACCCCGCAAACGTCCAGAACAGCCCGCAGAAATTCAAACAAATCAAACAAACGCCATTCCAGATACATTTCCCGGAGCAGAGAATTTTTCAAACGCGGCTTTCGACGCAAAACGCTTCCTCGAAAGTTTCGGAACATTAACTTTCATTTACTACCGTCAGAGCTGGTATCGCTTCACCGTGCGGGGGTGGAAGGAAATTTTGGAAGAGGAACTGGATCACGAAATCATTCGATACATAGTCCAGAACCGCTTCAAGCTGGAGACCGCGGAAATCTCCAAAATTCGTCTTGCGCTCACTTTTTTTTGTCAGATCGATACGCTCGACGAACCTTTCGAGAATACCTATTTTCTACGCTTCAAAAACGGAAGAATGGAGACGGAACACGCGCCGGGGTGGATCCGATGCGAAAACGGCGTATTCCACATCCAAAGCATAGCGCGAAAGCTCGCTCGAAAAGAAAAGATCGAACCGGAAGACGTTCGCGAACCGACCCCGGAACTTTTTACGCAAGGCAAGATCCCTTGCAACTTCAGCCCCAACGCACAATGCAAAAATTGGTGGCGTTTCCTCGAAATGGCGTGCCCGGAAGACGCGAAAACGCTTCAACAGGCTTTCGGTTTAAGTTTAACGTATGATAGATCATATAACGTCTTTTTCGTCGTTCACGGCCCCGCGGGAAGTGGAAAATCGACGGCGTTAAATGTGCTTCAGCGACTAAACGCCGGGAGCGTATCGCAAGTGTCGTTGGGACATTTCGGCGAACGATTTCTCATTTACCCAATGACGATCAATCGAGTCAATATCGTCCAGGACATGGACTCGATTTTTGAGACCGACGGAAGCGTATCCTTACGCGAAGCAGTCCTTAAAAGCATCACAGCCGGCGAAAGTATCGAAGTCGAACGGAAGCACAAAGAGACGCAGAGAGACTATCTGCGGGCACTTTGCGTTTTCGGAACGAACCGCCTACCGCGTTTCGCGGATAAATCGAACGCGATCCAGCACCGAATGAAAGTCATTGAGTTCCCAAACGTCTTCCGCGGAACAGAGGGACAAGTACTGAATTTACACGAAATCTTGATTCAGGAGCTGGAAGGAATTTTCATTTGGGCACTGAAAGGATACGGCGAACTGCTCGAATCCGGCGCGGTCACAGTGTGGGAATCAGAACGGTCAGCCGACGCGAAAGTGGAAGCATTCAAGGAGACCCGGCCGGAAATACTTTTTTGTGAAGAAATGCTCGTGCGGGACGACTTTTCGGGGTACGTCTCCACGCTGGAAATCTACAAAGCGTATGAAAAGTACTGCTATGAAAGAGGCTTCAGGGCCGCGGGAATGGGAAGAGTTTTGCCACTCATCACGGACCATATGGGGATCGAACGATCGAAACTCGTGCGGATGGGCGGAAAACCATTCCGGGCCGTCAAGGGAATCCGGCCGCTAACGGACGTCGACGAATTTTAGAGCGGACGGGGGTCCTTTCCACCCCCAAACCGCTAACGACGTAGCGACGAAAGACTCCTTTAGGGGGGGAGAGTTTGTTGCGGTCGGGAGCAGGGGAGAGGAAAATTTTGGGAGTAAAAAATGGTTAGACAGAAGGAATACAAGAGCGATTTCGTCGGGTACGCAGCGACACTTTTCGGAGCCGATTTTGACGCGGAACTAGATCGGGAACGGGAAGCCGTTCACGATGAAAAGTACGATCGGCACCGCCGAAACGCCGCGGAACGCAGGCGTCAGGAATCCGAAGACGGACGCGAAATCGGCCCGCTCCCGGAATGCGCCGACCCGGACACCGTCGCGGAATGCCGACTCGACCTGCTCAAGTTCATCCTCACGTTCGGCAACGCCGACGAACACGATCCAGAATTTCCTGACCCATTTTCCGACGCGCAGCTTTACGCGATCCGGACAGTCCAGGAGACCCTCCTTCACGGCGGGACGCGCCCTTTATGCCTACCACGCGGTTTCGGCAAAACGACTATTTGCGAATGGGGGATCTTATGGGCCATTGCTTACGGACACCAGCATTTCGTGCTCATCATCGCCGCGAAAAGCCGGCTCGCGGAACAGATCCAGTCGAACATCATGCGGATCGTGATGCAGAATGAATACTTCCAGGACTGCTTTCCCGCGCTCTGTTACCCGATCCTCGCGTTGGAAAACTCTCCCGGCCGCGCACCGGGTCAGCGTCTCGACGGCCGGCCGACGGACATCAAGATAAACTCGCAGATCACGCGCTTTCCGACAGTTCCCGGCGCACCGTCTTCCGGGGCACTGATAACGACGTCCGGTCTCGAAGGAAGTATCCGCGGAATGAAGATCGGGAAGGAACGGCCAACCGCCGTCCTTGCGGACGATCCGCAAACCGACCGAAGCGCGAACTCCAGGACGCAGACGGATAAACGCTGGAACTTGCTTTCCGGCGCGATCCGCGGGCTTTCCGGCCCCCATACAAACCTCGCCATGATTGCGACGATCACAGTTCAGAAGCCGGACGACCTTTCGGAAAAGATCCTCGAAGCATGGGGCGGTCAGCGGTTTTCGATGCTGCGTTCCTTCCCCAAAAACATGGAACTTTGGGCAGAATATCATAAGTTGCTGGAGATCGGGATCAAGCGTCACATTACGACCGAAGACCAGATCCGCCCGGCGAACGATTTCTACAAAAAGCACTGGGACGAAATGAACGACGGCGCGGAGGCGGAATGGCCGACGCGCTTCACATCGACGGAACTTTCCGCGATCCAGCACGCCATGAATCACTATTTCGCGAACCGGGAGACCTTTTTCGCGGAATACCAGAACACCCCGCAAATGCTTTCCGTCGATAATGCAAACCTGAAGGAAGAAGAGCTTTTGCGGAAGATCGTCCCGCTCCCCCGATACACCGTCCCGGCGGACTGCGACAGGGTCACTTGCGGGATCGACATTCAGCAGGATTGTTTGTATTGGACCACCGTCGCGTGGGGGGACGGTTTTCGCGGTCACATCATGGACTACGGCCGTTTCCCTTCCGGACAAAAGACAATCCAGGACCTTTTCCCAAACGTCAGCGAAAAAGACGCTTTCTTTCTCGCCCTGCTCACGCTATGCCCGCTACTTTACGAAAAGGAGTATCCTTGCGAAAACGGAGGCACGAAGCGGATCACGAAGTGCCTCATCGACGCGAACCGCGGCCTGTTCACCCCGCAAGTCCGCCGCGCGTGTTTCCAAATGCAGATCCAGGAACAGTCTAAATTTTCTGGAAGTGCCCCGCCGCCGGACGCTTCCGAATCCGCGAAGATCCAGTGGTTATGCGGTCTGGTAGCGACCGGCGAGTACGATTCTCTTCCGGAGACAGTTTTTGAACCGGTTTTTGGTTGGGGGAAGGGAGCGGTCCAGAACTTTTTCGGGTCGAACCTCAAGCCTGGAGAGGAACGCGGGGAAGGATGGCAGCGTCCCCCGCTTCAACCGTCCAATCTGGTACGCCAAACGCGCTACGATACGAACCTCTGGAAATCAAACGTCCGCACGTACTTTCGATCGCCGGTCAGCGGAACGTCCTCCCTCACGCTTTTTGAAGGCGATGAAGTGACTCACTACGACTACATCCAGCAGGTTTTGGCCGAAAAGTCGGAGTCGCTCACCGGTCCGAAAGGCACGATCGATTTTTGGACGCTCATTCCCGGCCGTGATAACCACCTCTGGGACTGTACGATCATGGCAGCCGTTGCGAACGCAGTCCTCGGCGGGACCATGGCAAGCGGGACGCCGATAGAAAGATCCTCACAGATCATTTTTACGGCAGACTGGGACGACTGGGATTAATTGGACTGCGCTTCCGCGCACAGGCACGACCCCGCGGCTGTTGGCCGCTTTACCAGCTTTACTTTCCTCAACACGATGAAAACCGGCCTTTATATATGCGAAACTTGCGGATCCCGAATGCGCGTCCCCTACACATGGTTTAAGGGACCGATCCGGAAAAGACTCGTCGTCTGTCCGAAATGCGGGTCCAGCTTCACCACCTCGGAGACCCGCGATCGGCCGATCCTTCCCAAACCGGATACCGACAAAAAAGTTTTTTAACTTCAACAGGAAAAGGAGGAATCAAAATGAAAAAATATATTGCTGCGACTGCGTTTGAGATCGGACAGGTCGCCTACCACGCCGCCCGCGCCGCAGGGGATTCCCGGCTCCTTTCCAGAGTTCAGGCGATCCTCACGCTCGAAAAGTGTCTCCAGGAAGCAGGGACCGCCAAAGACCGGCTCAAATGGCTTTCCGGCATTGGAACCCACCTTTCAATGCTCGAACGCGAAACGCCGCAGACGGAGCTTGAAAAGGTCTACCGAAGCGATATGATCCTCGCGTACGAATCCGGCACGCCGTCCGACGAAGCGATGCAGATATTGCGCGGACTGCGTGAACAGATCGCTCAAAACCGGGCGCAGCTCACCATGTTTTAATTAAAAAGTGTCCAAATTTGGACACTTGCATTTTATGAAGTTTCTTCTGCGATCATAAAAGCTCTGCGGCTCTCGAAGGCTTACGTTCCACGCTGGTTACAAGTAGGGACCGCGGGGCTTTATTTCATCAGGTCTCAAAACATTGAATTCCATTCGCCGCTCTTCTGTCCAGAACTTCCATTTTTCGTCAAAAAAAGTCAAAATTTTTGAAAACTTTCGACAAAATTTCTTGTCTCAAAGTTCATACAAGAAATACACGTTCCATAAAGTATTGATTTCTTACGAAAAGAAGGTATATTCTCAAAAAAAGGAGGAAAAATCATGACGGAAGATCAGATCCAGGAACAGATTCAAAAAGCGAAAGCGGAAATTTTAAGTTCCGGCGTAACGGGAATGTCAAGCGCGGGAAAAAGTGTTTCGTTTATCTCACTCAAAGACCTCCAGGACGCGGAAGATCGGGAAAGAATGAGAAATCATGGTCCGATCATGGAAACCGTTCAGAATGTCCCCTATTCAACGAAATGGTAATTATGGGAATTATATCCAACGTCCAAAAATTTTTCAAACCAAAAAGCCGGAAGTGGTTTGCGTCTTTCCAGCCGCAGGAAGCCGACAAAGTGACGGCGGCGATGTTTGAAAGCGAATTGGTTCCGGAACGTCTGAAATTGTATTTTGCAGACGCCACCGACGAATACGCCGACGCGCTTATTCCGGAAGGAACGCGGTCCGAAATTCGCGCGAACGCACGTAAAGTTTTCCTCAACGAAGGGACCTCGAATCACGGCGCGTTCACGATGGGGATACACACGGTCGGTACGAAAGGTCCGCAGCTCTCGATGATTCCCGAAAACGTTCCCGGAACGTCGAGCGTCAACCCGTACGAACCGGAACTCACAGTGGAAGAACGCGGGTATCTTGAGTCGGAATGGTATCGCTTTTCGGAAGAAATCGACCTTGCGGAGCACTTGCGGCTTGCGGTCGAAACGCTTCAGTACGACGGTGAAATTTTTTTTCAAATGGTCTTCGATCCAGCGGTCGATGACGTCTGTTTCAACATCCAGCAGGTCGAAGCAAAGCGCGTCCGTTTTCCGACGGAGACGGCGTGGAATGAGAATATTGTTTCAGGTATTGAATTTTCCGGCCTTCACCCAAAAACTTACTATGTCGTCCCGAAAACGTTTAATCCCGATCTGGATTGGCACTGGGTCGGAGAGCCGATCCCAGCGGAAGATATGATTCACTTTATGATTCCGCGTCTTCCGGATCAGCACCGTGGAATCCCATGGATGCAGCCGGTACTTCTCGACATCGCCGAAACTGATATTTATGAAAAATATCACCTGGGCGCGGCGAACGCGGCCGCGCGAAATTCCGGCGGCGTTCTGGAATGTCAGCCGGGGACGAATCCCGATCGACACGTTCCACTCGATAAGTCGATGACGGTATGGGAACCCAACCAAATTAAACAGCTCAAACCGGGCGTCAGCTACAAACAGGGTAACGCGGCATGGCCGACCGGAAATTACGGTCCGTTCATCGAGTCAAAACGCGAAAAGCAGGCGGCCGGGATGCAGTTGACGAAGGCGATGTTGACAAACAATTTTGAAAAACACAATTATTCCAGTTTCCGGGGCGAAATGCTGGTTTACTGGAAGAATATTCAGTATTTGCGGTATCGGATCGAAAAAATGATTTTGAATCGGGTATTTAATCGCTGGTTTGAATGTTTTGCGTGCGTTGATGAGACCGCGGAAGCCATTTTTCAGCGGTTTCGGAAGGCGAAAAGAGTTCCGCGTTCCTGGAGTTGGGAGCCGATCCCGGCATACGATCGGAGCGACTTCATCAGCTCACTACAAACCGCGGTCGAATGCGGTTTCATGTCGCGAAAAATGGCCGTCCAGGAACTTGGGTATGATTGGGAGCAGGTAGAATCAGAAAGAAAGGAGGATACTTTTGAACCGGCGACAGAAAAACAAGCAGAAAACGCAGACGGTCAAGGTCCAGGCACGCCTTAGCGTCGCCGGGAAAAAGTTCACCTTCCAGCCGTTATATTCCGGCGGGGTTTTGTACCTCTCGAATTTCGATACAGGGTTAGTTTTGGATATTGCCGATATGTCCGAATTTCCCGAAAAAGTTAAAGTCTGTTTCGATCATGACGATCAGCGAATCGTTGGATGGATGAGACCAAAAATCGTTGAAATTGACGGAAAAAAGCAGATCCGCGCGGAAGGTGAATTTACAGAAAACGCCGACGCGCTCCGGATCCTTCAAAGCCAAAAAAGCGGGCAAGTGTGGGAATGTTCGATTGCCACGAACCACTTTAACCGCTTCAAAGATACAGTTTACGTCCCGGCGAAATCGTCGGTCAGCGTCAACGGCAGAACTTTTTTCGGCCCCGTCCGAATCCTTAAAAAATGGACGATCGACGAAGGAAGTTTTGTTAAAAAGGGAGGCGACGCCTTTAACCAGGTCGCAATTCACGCAAGGTTTTCACTGAAAACGAAAGGGAAAAACGAAATGTCAAAAGAACTGAAAGCCTTTATTACTTCAGCTGGATTTGATCCGGATGAAGTCTCTGAAGAGGCGGTCGTGATTTGGGAGCACGCGTTCGCGGAGCATCTTAAGCAGATGCAGGCGGTCCAGAACGCGGAAACGGACGGCGAAACCGACGCGGAAGCAGACGGCGAAGCAGACGGCGAAGCAGACGGAGAAGCAGACGGAGAAACCGACGCGGAAGCAGACGGAGAAGCAGACGGCGAAACCGACGCGGAAGCAGACGGCGAAACGGAAGAGGAAACCGATCCAGAAGAAGAGGCAAAGCCCTCGACAATTTCCGCCGCGAAAAGCCGGGCAAAAGCGAAAGCAAAAGCCAGAGCCAGAGCCGGAATGAAAGCGAAAGCGGGACTCAATCCTCGCGCAAAAAAGATGAAAGCGGGCCAGGTCAAGGCGTCTTTCGCACGTTCGGGAGCACCGAAGGCCGAAGACGTATTCAAAGCGGCCGCACTGCGTAACGCCGGAATTTTAACGGACGACCAGGTCAAGGCCTCGCTCAAATGCTCCGACGCGGTCATGTCGGAGGCTCTTTCCCGGCACTATGACGGTCTGTCGGTCCAGGAACTCGCCCGCGAAATGGCACGTCAGAAAACCGGCCGAATTTATCACGGCACGGAAGATGATTTCGTGGCTATGTTTTTCGGTCTCGATCAGGCAAAAGCATCGTTTTCGACGATCGCACCGATCGGACTTCTCGAAAATATTTTGAACATTATCTATTACGAAAGCTCCCGGCGCGTCAATCCGATCATTGACAAGATCGCGAAACGCGTCCGTGTGAAAAATTTTCACGACGCAAAGGTTTCCAGCTATGACGTTTACGGCCTCCCCGCCGAAGTATCCGCGGAAGGAAGGCTCCCCCACGCGGCGATCGTCGGTGAAGATCGTGATGTTCCGATCACCCGCAAAGGCCAGATCATCACGTTCACGCGCGACGATTTGGTCAACAACGTCACGGAGGGTTTCATGGAGATCGTCGCAAAGTTCGGCGTCAAGCAGGGGCGCGGACGCCATAAGCGCGGTATCAAAAAGCTTCTTGAAGCTGTCACTGATACGACGATGTTCAGTACGGCGATTGGAAATCAACTTACGGCCAAACTGTCGGTCGACGGTCTCAACCTCGCAAGCGCGGCACTCGCGCAGATGGAGACGCAGGGATCCGATCCGGATGATCCAGATTGCACGGAGTTCGAAGGAAAGTATCTGCTCGTCCCGGAGACGATGGCAGGAACGGCCGCAGACCTTTTTAATTCAATGAATCTTGTCGATTCGGAAGCTGGTCAGACGATTTCGCTGCGTCACCGTCACCTTCAGTACGTTCCGCTTTCCACGGCGTATCTTACGCAGCGGTACGGCGGAAAGGATACCGGGTGGTTCCTGCTCGCAGATCCTGCGGAAGCTGCGATTTTGGCGGAAGCCCGTCTTATCGGCGCGGAAGAACCGCACATTTCATCGGTCCCAACCGAACCTGGAATTATCGGTCGAAGTTGGCAAACTTATTTCGAATACGGTTTCGGGATCCTCGACCGCCGCGCGGCAGTTTATTCGGACGGGACCGGAAGTTGATCTTTGAAGACTGAATGAAACGGGGAAAGAGACAATTTTCCCCAAATATTCACATGATTTTAGAATGAAAGGAAATACCATGAAAGCGATTTTTCAGAAAGACGACTCGATCATTGATTTCATTCCGAAAGAGGATCATGACGCCGGGGAATGGGTGATTTTTGAAGATATTGTCGGGATCACGTCCCGAAAAGTGCGCACCGGAAGAATTTCCGGTCTTCAAACCCGCGGCTGTTTTAAAAATGTCGAAAAGCACGCGACCGGAAACGCCCTGGTTGCCGGTCAGAAAGTCTATCTCAACCCCGCGGATAAAAAAGTTTACGGTACGAAAGCCGCTGGATATATTCACTGTGGGTTTGCGCTCAAAGATGCCGAAGCAACGGCGAAAACGTGCGAAATCATGTTGGTCAATTCCGGCGAGATCGCGGAGTAATGGAGGAGAGTAAATGAACGCACTGGTGAAATCTGCTTTGCAGGCGATCCTGAGCGCGTTTGCGGAAAAAGCGGTCAGTCCGGAGAATGTCCAAACCATTCTGCGTTTGCTGACCGCGAAACTTCGGGAACTTGCCGGAGGTTCTAAAACGCGCGTCGATGATGTGATCCTTGCTTTTCTCGACGGGATCGTGACGTCCTATGATAAAGCTGACACGATCGCAGCCTGGATCCAGGATCTTCTGATTCCGAATCGATGCAAAAGCGAACAGGATGAAATTCAGATGAAGACCGTCCTTTCCGATGGAAAGTCAGAGTATCTGGAGACCGCGGCGTGGTTTGCGGGCTGCGTGATCCCGATCCTTGCCGCCTATTTCGCGGAGAAAAAAAATGAAAAGTAAACAAACGTTTCTTGACGCCGTGCTCCTTCTTTTCGCGTCCGTTTCCCCTCTTTGGGGCGCGGAACTGAAGGGGCCGGAGTCAGTCACGGCCGGGAGGATACTCACTTTTACGGCGGATGCGGAAGGCGACGCGATCCTCTTTCCCGCGGAACATACCGACCTGATCAAGGATTCCGACAAAAAGCATTTCTACATCGCGACGAACATTCCGGGGAAATATACGCTGGTTTTTTTCGCGGTCGAAGATGGAAAACCCGCTTTATGTCAGAAGGTTTTTGAAGTCCGGCCGCTTCCAAAACCAGAGCCGGAACCGGATCCGGAACCCGTTCCAAAGCCGGAACCGGATCCCGGGCCGGAGCTGACTCAAAGTGAAAAAGAGGGGCTGATCCACGCGCTTCAGTCCGTCTGTTTTCATATTGAAAGATCGGGACTGAAAACCGCCGCGGGCGTTCGGGCGAGTTTTAAAAGCGCGGTGAAGATGAAGATCTTGACAGAAACGCCGGCAGTCACGGCAAAGCTCGATGATTGGACGGAGCGGACCGACTGGACCAACGTTTCGACGATCAAAAAGTCTTTTGAAGGTTTTTTGGCAGAAATGGGGGAACCGTGGAAGGGAGCGGATGAAACGTTCGTCTCCATCGATTTTAACGGTTTGGGACTGGAAACTTCCCAGGCTCCAAAGACAAAAACGACCTGTCCGACCGGTACTTGCCCGCCGGTTCGATACATCTACTAAATAGGGAAATGGAGGGATTTATGATTTTTGAAGACGGATACATTCCGGATCTGGTCCAGGCAGAGGAAGCTCTGAAAACCGGAACCGTTTCGGATCGGGAGAAAGTGCTTGCCGAAGCGAAAGGTTTTGATGATGTTGGGAAGATCCCCCCCGTGATGGAGTGGAGCCAATTTTACCACTACATCCAGCAGCTTCCGGATCCGGAAAACCTGAAATGGTGGGAGGGCGTCAACGCCTCCAAATTCTTTACGCCGTCGCAGGGAAGCCGCCCGAATTGCGCGGGTTTCGCGATGGCGAACGCGAGTTTGATCCGAACGCTCCTTCAAATCAAAAACGAATTTTCAGAGCAGGTCCCCCAGAAGTTCAATCCGATGGGGACCTGGCAGGCGTCCAAAAATGGAAGCACACGCGGCGGGCAGACTATCAGCGCGATCGCGGATGCCGGACGAAAGATCGGGAACTGCCTTGCGCTGGACCTTGGACACTATTCCGACACGCAGTCCTTTCGGGAACTTGAAGAAAAGGAACTTGAGAACGCCGCGAGACATCAGATCGGGATCTCCCTTTACGACGGACCGAAAGAAGACATTCCGGAGATCCTTTTCACACTTTGCAGAAAAGGATATTCGGCGATCGTCGGAAACTGTACCGCGGTAAAAGATGGAAGGATCCGCGACGCAAACGGCGTGGAAACAGTCGAGGTCTCCAGTCAGCGGTGGGCGCACGCGACCGCTTTCGGAGGCTTTCAGAACGTCGGAGGAACGGAGTACATTTTCTGGATCAACTCCCACGGAGAGATCTATCCGGCAGAAGACGGTTCCCCGGCTTTCGGAGGATGGATGACGATGGAAACTCTCCGAAAGTTCATCCAGGGACAGTTTTTCGACCTTTGCGCCGTCGTTTATTCCGAAGCCGATTTCAGCCGGAATATCGATCCGACACTCAACCCGTGGAAGTAGAGAACCCCAAAATGTACGACAATTTTATCTGGAGTTTATCGCTGGGAACCGTTTTCCTTATTGGAAACGCGGAACTTGGCACACCTTCCATCCTTGAAGGCGTTGGAAGCACGGCGATCGTGGGGTTCGTGGTCTGGTTCATGATGACGAAGATGAACGAAAGCCTGAAAGAATTGACCAGAGAGACCAAAAACGCCGTCAAGGAATTGGAAGAACTTTACCTTACCGTCTCCATCGCTCACGGTATCGGAGAAGTCGGGGAGCTGGAAGAAAGACTCAAAAATCTCAGGATCCAGAAACAGAGAAAGGAAACAGAATGAGCAAGTATCTCTACAATAACACCGTCACGGTTCCAAATTCAGGGACAGATATTATTTCGGACGGAAGTACTGTCGGCGGCGATATTGTCTCGAATTTCAAGGCCATTGCGGATATTGTCCATAACAGCGATTCCGGCGTTAATGTCGGCGGCTCGGGGAATGCGGCCGGTGGTTCGTATTCAATTACGGTCGGCGGGTCTTATAACCAGGTCGGCGGCGGCGGAAATTCCGCAGTGATTGTCGGAGGAGACAGTAACACGAATAATGGAGATTGTTCAGCGATCCTTGCCGGGTATTACAACCATAACTCCGGATCTCATTCCGCAGTGATTGGGCAGTATTGTACAAACTCGCAAAATGGATGTCTTGCGGTAAACAATGACACTGCATACCTTCAAATTGGAGGTATTTCAATCTTCAAAAGCCTTTCTGTTCCGGCTAACTGTACTTACGAAAACTGGGACGTCAACCGTATCGCGCAGATACCATCCGGAGGAATGGGAATCTTTCATCTTGATATTCTCAATCCGTCCGCAGGTACGATCGAAAGCACGACGCTTAAGGTCTTTCCTTCAAGTTACGGAACGATTGTAGCCGAAACCAGCGGCTCCAGCGGAATTTCGTTTTATTTCAGCGGAACGGACCTGTACGTCTACAATAGCAATTCCGACCCGGTCCAGGTTGGGATCCGCGGAACGATCGTCGGAGCCGGGGCCAATTACTACGATTCCAGCTACGATTCGGGCAGTTATTGATAACAGAGCAAAGGAGGAAAACGGTGAAAGTTTACGTTTTGAATACCGCCGTAGCGGCCGAACGTCTCGAAAGTTTCACGGCAGATTATCCGGCGGGTTTCCCGGCTTTTACACGCCGGAGGGCTAAAACCCCGGAAGAGGTCGCTGTTCCGGAATGGTTCAAATATCCGGCAGCATATTACGCGAACGCGGTCAATTTTATCGAAATGTTTGATGAATGTGCCGCAGGAACGGAACCGTTTTTGATTTTTGAAGATGATTGTCTGTTCCGGCCGGATTTCGTCGAAAAGTTTGAAAACTTTATGGCAGAAGTTCCGGCAGATTGGGAGTATATCAATTTCGGTCCGGGACACCTTCAGCAAAATTTGTACCCACCGGTACAGATCAGCAAAACTGTAATCCGGCCGCGGTACACGTTCGCAACGCACGCGATTTACGTTACGCCCGTAGGCGCGGCAAAATGTGCGGCCCAGCTCAAAAAGGAGCCGTGGGGTTGTGTGCATATCCCGGATCACCAGCTCGGACTCCTTTTTCTCGATCCGTCTTTCAAGGTCTACGCGCCCCTAGTTACGCTATGCGGACAAAGAGCGGGACTTTCCAGCCTCACGAAGCGGGAAGAGCCGGAAAAATGGCTTATGGGCTTCAAATATCGGGCACTTGACGGAAAAGTTAAAGTTTCCGAAGATCCCTATTTTTCGGAGGGATAAACTATGGCAAACATGACATACGGAGACCTTCAAAATTTAACGTATTCCGAACTTTCTGCCCTCGATTACTCTTTCCAGAGTACCAATTCAGGGGGCGATTCGGGGGACGATTCCGGCGGGGATTCAGGAACTGCGGGCGGAAATTGCGTTTGGACGTCGGATCGAATTTCGGGGATCGAAAGTCAGTTGACGGCGATTTTGTCCAAGATGGATACCCTCGCGAAAAAGTCCGACGTTCAGCTCACGACCACGACGCAGACCGTCCAGGTCACGACGCAGGAAGTCGACCTTTCCGAAGTACTGTCCAAAATGGACACTCTGGCGAAGCCGGAAGACGTCCAGATCACGGTCAGCGCAGACGGAATCGAAGTTCCGACCGCCGCCGATGTTTCAATGGCAGTATGGCAGCACGGCACGCGAACGCTTACGGAGTCACCGTCAACAGAAGTCGACCTTTCGGAAGTCACCGACAAGCTCGAAGCCATTTTCGCGCTTATAGCGCGATGGAGCGTCAGCGGAAACGTCCTCACGGCGTACACCGCCAGCGGTTCGACGCTCGGTACATTCACACTTACGCGGGACGCCGACGGAGAGATCGTGGGCGTCATGGGGGGATAAATGGCAAAAACTTTTTTCGCTTCAGCCCGAAAATGGTTTTTTGAAAAAATCATTTTGCGTAACGTAAAAGCCCCGTTCCATTACGATTTTATCGACGGTCCGGAGTACGGCGAACTTTCCGGGACGCTTGTTTTTTTTGACGTTTCCAGCGGGACAGAAGAAGAAAAGGAGACCGGAAAGTTCAAGTTCACAGATATTTCCAGCGAAACGGCGTAAAAGATGAGTGATTACAAAAATTTGAAAGTCGGAGGCAGTTTTCAGACCCGACTATACATTACAGATTGCGATGACGTCCCGATCACACCGGAAGACGTTGCAGTCATTCAGTATACCATTTTTCGGCGGGACTACGAAACACGGACAGCAGTTCCCGGTTTTACGGAGATTTCGGTTTCAGTCGATTCCATTCTTGACCCGCCGATCACCGACGCACACACGGGAAAAAGCGTCAATTTCACGCACACGATCAATCCGCGGATCGGGAATCCTCCTTTCCCCGAATATTCGCAGATTTATGTCATTCAGTACCAGTTTATCGATCAGCAGGGGGCGGTCTCGATTTTTGAGATCGAAGGCCTCACACAGAAATAGGGGGGGGAAGATGAATATTCTCGACCAAAAAATCGGGAAATTGTGGGAAAAAGTAATGGAACTTGACGGAACAAAAATTGAGTATATTCACGGCGGAAAAACTTACGCCGTTACGGTTTCGATCGAAGACGCCGCCCGTTTCGCGGAATACTATTTCGCGATCCTCAAGACTGAAAAAGAGGTTGTTTCGTTCACAGTACGAAAAGCAGACCTTCCATTCACGCCAGG